GGTCTGATATTTCAATGACCCTTTACGATCCCATTACTCCTTCTGGTGCTCAAGCCGTAATGGAGTGGGTACGTCTTCACCACGAATCAGTAACCGGTCGTGATGGTTATAGTGACTTCTACAAAAAAGATTTGACTATCGACATCTTAGGTCCAGTAGGTGATATCGTTTCAGAATGGATTATCAAAGGAGCATTCATTAAGTCTGCTAAATTTGCCGATCTAAACTGGGATACTGATGCAGAAGCACAGAACATCACCTTGAACATCGGAATGGACTACTGTGTATTGAACTTCTAATTAAACTTAACCTTAAAGAAAGAGCCCTCCTATTTATTAGAGAGGGCTTTTTTATTACATGAAACTCATAGATCTACTAAACGAACTGGTTATGCCACCGGCTTTAAAAGCCAAACAATACGAATTGGAGAAAGACGGCTATACAAAAATAGGAGGTGGAGACAATGGCATTGTAATGGAAAAAGGATCCGACGTAAAGAAGCTTACTACGGATGTTGATGAGCTAGAACACGCTGAGAAACTATTAAACCATTCTTTCTCATGCATTATCCCTATCTACAAAGTAGAAAGATTGGCCGGAGGGAAGACTGGTGTGATCGACATGACGAATGCCGAGCAGTTAGCACAGCAGGAAGCACAAGAAATTTCAACTAATGGAGCTAAGGCAGAAGATTATTTAATCTACGGAGGAGAATTAGATGATAAACTCTCAGATAAGTTAAAGCAGTTCTTAACTAGCTTAAAAGAAGCATTTGAAAAATCAGGTATCGATCCAGATGAGATTGATTGGTCACCTACCAACGTTATGAATTACAAAGGAAATTACGTTCTAGTGGACGTATAAACCTAATTCATATATATTTATAAGAGAATAGTTATAACAAACAAGTATATGTCAGAATTTAAAATGCCTACCGAAGTCATTGAACTTCCTTCCAAAGGTTTACTTTACCCAGAATCAAATCCATTATCCTCAGGTAAAATTGAGATGAAGTATATGACTGCAAAGGAAGAAGATATTCTTACCAACCAGTCTTACATTCAAAATGGAACAGTTTTGGATAAGTTACTACAGTCATTAATCGTTTCAAAAATTGATTATAACGACTTGTTAATTGGAGATAAGAATGCAGTTATGATTGCTTCTAGGATTCTAGGTTACGGAAGTGATTATAAGATTGTTTACGGAGGAAAGAGTTACACAATTGACCTGAGTAAATTAGAGCATAAAGCTTTTGACGAAACTACAATAACTAAGGGTATTAATGAATTTAAGTATAGTCTACCGACCACCGGAACAGACATTACTTTTAAATTACTTACCCACGGAGATGAAATGACTATCAAAAGAGAACTTGATGGTCTTAGAAAGATCAACAAAGATGCATCTCCAGAATTATCAACTAGATTAAAATACATAATCACATCCGTTAATGGAAGCAGAGAAGCTAAAGTCATTAGGGATTTTGTTGATAATCATTTCCTTGCTCGGGATTCAAGAGCATTCAGAGAGCATATAAAGACAATCCAACCAGACATAGATTTAAACTATGAGCTAGAAAATGGAGAGTTTATCGATGTACCGATTAACTTGTCCTTTTTTTGGCCTGACGCCTGAGACCGTTAGTCAGGCAAGGATGAATTTGTTTTCCGAGATACATGAGATACTGTTTCACGGCCAGGGAGGGTATGACTATAACACAGTGTATAATATGCCGTTATGGTTAAGAAAATTCACCTTCAGTAAATTACAGGATTATTATACTAAACAAAATGAGCAGATGAAAGCTGCTAGCAAAAAAGGCGGTTCAACAACCCTAATGGATTCTTCCGGTAATACTAATAAGGCAGAAGCCCTGAAAGCCAGTCCGGGTAAAGTTCAATACAAGTAATTAAACTATTTATACCTATAAGGTATGGCCGATCCAATAGACAAGAAAGTCGAACAGATTATTGAACGTCTACAAGAATCAAGAAACATTGTAGAATACTTCCAGCAGATTGCTCAGATGACCAATCTGAGTGCTGAAGACGCTAAAGCTTTAAGCCAAGCCTTAAGAGGAGTTTCTAAAGATACTAAAGATATCCTCAATAATTTTGAAGGAGTTTTAAAAGGTACCAGAAAAGTAAGTGAAGTTCAGAAAGATTTAAGTAATAGTCTTAAAAATGAACAGAAGCTCCGAACAGAAATAAACAATATCCTCAATAAAGCCGGTTTAGCTCAAGATAAAGCTAACCAGATGTTAAAGGATGCAACCGGGAATAGGAATGCATTATTAGGACTAGTAGGTAAAATTAGCGATGTAGAGTTTGACCTACTTGAAAGTAATCTTAACCAGTTAGATATTGCAAAAGAGAATATCGAAACTAACAGAGAGAATCTTGAAATCGCTAAAAACTACAATGCAGCTTTAGGAATAACAGGAGGATTAGTCGGAGGAGTAGGGGAAGGTCTTAAAAAGTTAGGATTCGACTTTGGCATTGTAAATGATGCTTTAGAAGAAGCTAAAGAAAAGATGATAGATGTTGCCGAAGAGGTAACAAACGGAGGACAAAAAGCTGCCGGTTTTGGAGGAAAAGTGAAGGTGATGGGAGCTGGACTAAAGAGTTTGGGCGGAAGTATTGCCCAAGGACTTACAGATCCTTTATTTTTAGCAGAGCAGTTTGTTGATACAATACTTGAAGTTGACGAAGGAGCAGGTAAACTTGCTAAAAACTTCGGTATATCCTACGACCAAGCATTAGGAATATCAGGAGAACTAACCAAATCAGCTAATGCAAGCTACTTACTAAACGTTACAGCTGCCGGTCAAGCGGAGGCATTTACTGAAATAAACAACAGGTACGGCACCTTTGCTCAACTTAGCTCAGAGACTTTAGAAACCCACCAGCAATTAAAAGATACTGTTGGATTATCCGCAGAAGCATTAGGTGCAATTGCAGATAGTAGTATACTAACCGGAAAAGAAACAGAGGATATAACTTCTGAATTCCTAGGACAAGCCAAGGCTTTAGCACTCCAGAACAACTTAGCGTTAAATGAAAAGCAAATTCTAGAGAGTGTTAAGGATATTTCAAAAGCTACTTTAGTTTCACTACAAGGACAGCCTCAAGCTCTAGCAAGAGCAGTAGTTCAAGCTAAAGCATTAGGAACAACAGTTGAAAAAGTTGCAGATATAAGTAATTCACTTTTACAATTTGAAGATTCAATCACTTCAGAACTTGAAGCAGAACTATTAATAGGAAAAGATCTTACTCTAGAAAAAGCAAGACAAGCTGCTTTAAATAACGACATCGCAGGAGTAGCAGAAGAAATTGCTAATCAAGTAGGCACAGCAGCTCAATTCGGAGAGATGAATGTCCTTCAACAGGAAGCATTAGCAAAGGCTGTTGGAATGACTAGGGAAGACTTGGCAGCTTCATTAGTAGAAAGAGAAGCTTTAGCAAAATTAGCCGGTGTTGAGGGTGCAAGTGCTAAAGAAAGATTTGATAACTTAGTAAAAGAAGTTGGAATGGAAGAAGCTAAAAAGAGACTCGGAGACGAATCTCTAGCTAACATGCTTGCTTCTCAGAACGTACAAGAGAAATTTAACGCCGGAGTAACTAAGCTAGGAGATGTACTATCTGCCCTAGCAGTACCAGTCCTGCAAATAGTATCACCTTTAGTAGATTTAGTAACCACTGTATTACCTGCTATAAATTTTCTATTAAGCCCTTTAATAGAAGGGTTTAGTTTAATAGGACAAGGTGTAACATACTTAGTAGACGGGTTAAAGGAGGCCAAAGCACCGGCAATAGCATTGACAGCAATTTTAGCTGTTCTGGCCAGGAGACAAATCATGTCAGCCATCGGAGGTATCTTTACTACCTTAAGCCAAATCCCATTCGGAGTAGGGTTGTTATTAGCAGGAGCAACAGTAGCAGGTATGATCAGCTTGATGAGCAGTTCTGCAACCTCGATTAAAGACGGTATGATAGCTCCTGATGGAGGATTGATGGTTTCCGGTGAAAAAGGAACTTACCAGTTAGATAAAAACGACACAGTGATTGCTGGAACAGACTTAGGCGGTGGAGGTGGAGGAAGAACTACCGGAATTGATATTGGACCTTTGGTAGCAGAGATGCAAAACGTTAAAGCAGTTCTTCAGCAGATCTTAGCTAAGGAAG